CAACACCTCGTTACTGGGTTGGTTACCGGCGCGTTTCGCCAAAATAATTCTCCCGCACATAATGGGAACCGAAACCCACGGGGTTCGGTCCGCAGCAATGATCAGCGTACTGATCCTGCCGCGGTTGTAGCGCCCACGGCGCATCCTCAAAGTCTTGTTTTCCAAGATATTGGACATTGGGCTTCATCACGCAAGGTTGGCGTGGCGAAGTGCGATGGTTACATTATCGATCCTCTTTCTCAATTGGGAGTTGAGTCTCATTCCTTCAATGGTCTCCATAATCCGCATGCCTTTAGTGCGGCGTGTCGGGAGGCGGCCGTCATTAGCGTGATAGCTCGTGTCGGTAAAGGAAAGAAGACCCTTAAGGCCTGGGATGTGTTCGGGAGTCCACGTACTCTCGGATACAATCCAGCGACCTCTGCCCCTTTTGGAAAAGTCTTGGTGGAAGGACGGTTGGTGTCAAGCCGGAATATGTCAGTTGATTGGCATTCCGGACCTGACCAGGCCGTCGGCGGAGACGCCGCACGTGGAGGCAACGTTCGGGGAGGTTCTTTTGAACCTCCTTATGACGTCGTCATTTGCGTTGACATCTACCAGGCCGGACCGTCAACACTCTCCGTTTTTGACGAGAAGTTTGCTCTTGAGCTCATTTCTTCCTCTTCTACTGGAGTGGTCTATTGGATCGGTCGCTTCTTTCATGGTCAAGCTGGTGGTGATAAACCGCTGGTTGGACCTGATGGTCGCGATCTCGTTGAACAAGTCTTCATCAAGAACGATGAGGGGTTGGTTTTGTCGTCGCCGGATTCTGAATCTGGTTGCTATGCCCCCCATCCTTGGCCGGAATGGCTATCCCAACGCACTTCGCAAGGCGTTGATATTTCACCAGTCGGCTCCGTTGGGCCATATAAGATCGTGCGTTTAGCACGTTCTAAGACTGGAGCCATTCCTTTACAGCCGATGCCTGTTCCATCGGGTACTGTAAAGGTCATTGTCTTGGACACAACGTACCATTTTATGGGTTACGTTCCTTTCTACTCAACGAGAAAGGTTAATTGTGTCATTGAGACGTTTTTGAAGATCAGTCCAGCATTTATCCGTAAAATTCCAAACGGACAATTGTTGGACATGGCTCAGGTCAGAGTTGGAAAAGATTTCGATTCTGTTCCCTGGATCTGCGAACTTCGTTCACGGTTCCCCCTTCAATACGAAGACATATTGATTGGGACATCGATGGCGTGCATTTATGCAAATCGCTGGAAGGACACTGAAGCTTTACGCTCCTTGCGTCAAGCGCATGTTCGTCCTGAGGCGCTTTTGGTAAGTGCGAGGCGCGCAGATAATCAAATGTCAAAACCTTGGAACATCAAGGTTTTGGCTGGTTTCGGTACTGGCGTTTTAGGCGTTGGGTACTTGGCTCGTGCCTGGTCTAAACCGGCGTCTTGGATTTGTCCACGGTTCCCACTCCTCTCAGCGTTTCTGGAGGAAGGACTCGCGTTCATCTCTGAGCCGTGCGCGTTAACCGGGGTTGCATTTGAAGCCATGGTCTCCGTGGAACACGTAAATCCTTGTGGCCGCCTTTTCTTGCACGCAACCTGTTGGGGGTTGCGTAGCTTAGGCTGGTTCGGTCGTTTGTCAGCATTGGCTCTACATCTCGGGTGGAACTATTTTACTGACGAGCGTGGTATGCGGTACGCGAAGTTTCGCGACGTATTTTCTAAGGGCGGACTTCTTGAGGACGTGTCCGGTTTTGTTTCAGATATCCCTGAGTTTGAAACGCTACCGTCGTACACATCTGTCATGGTGTCCGGTCCAAAGAATCTACGCGGTGAAATTGTTGTCTTTGTGGACAACTGTGAGGTCACGATTGAAGAGGCGTTCCATTTATTGGGGCGTCCGGCCGGTAGGAATGTTATCCATCCGGTCCTGATCACACAACGCTTACTGCAGCAACCCGCTAACAATGAAACCAATTTGTTGGCGGCTGTCCTCTTCCGCGTGCATAATGATCCGTTTGCGGATTCAGAACACAAGAGCGAAGAGAGACATGCGAGATGGGCTGAGTTGGGTGCATTCTTTGTCACCCATCTTCTTGATGGGGGACGTTGTGCGGTGTACAGCGTCCATGACAACATTCAACTCATGGGAAAGAAAGGATTGCGTATCGGAGTCGCGTACGACGAAGATATGAAAGGTAAGATCCAATTCCCGCGCAAAACTATAAACTTGAAATGGAATGAAACCATCTCTTCACAAAAAGAGGTAAATGGATTCATAACCATGAAGCCCCGCGCTATTCAGAATTTACCAGCTTTAACCCACGCCATGATGGGCGGATTCGCTCGCTCATTTGCGAGCGAATTACATGCCCGATTTGACGGGCGTGTGTGGGATATTGCTGGGGTTCCTGTTCGTATCTTCTTTGCTTCTGGATACAATCAGGCAGGCCTTTCTGAAATTGGGCGAGTCGCACTGGAAGGTGTCACCAC